GGCCATCGGTGCTCCTTTCGAGCTAAAATAGCGGTCCAAAAATCCTGCGATGCGTGCCCGGACCACGTCAGGCGTCGCATCGGTGAAATACGTGTCCAGCAGTGCGGTTGCCTGTGCTGGCAGGTTCCTCAGGTCCGCATCTGCCAAACTGAAAAGCCCGGTTCGCGTTGCGGCTGGCGTGTCCACCACATCCGCCGCTCGTAATCTTGTGAATCGCATTGGCCAGCGTGCCGCCTTGCGGTCTGCCGGTGCCATGTCTGGCAATGTGTCCTGCCACTGCTGCAGATTTGATTCGTCTAGTGCCGTCGCGATGCTCACGCCGAAGGCTTCCGGGTCTTGCTCGGCCATGTCCAGAACATACGTTCCCAGATCGCCCTGCGGACTCGTGAATGCCGCGTCTGCAATATGCAGATCCGCTCGAACGGTGTCGCCGTCCAATCGGAAATTCGCCCACCTGCCGAGATACGAACCCATGCCATCATTTGACATATTCGGATGCGTGAATCGGGCCTTGATGCCGCCACGGGACGACTGGCCGAAATCCACCACCTGCTGCAATGTCTGCATGTCGGCTGTCCACGGTCGCGCATCGCCTTCATTCAGGCTTCCGGCCTGCATGATGGATGCCCCGTAGATGACATTGCCCTGACGGTCAACGCGCTGTGGTGCCGTGCGTGATGCGTCGGTTCGGAACATGCCTGCAGCTGGTGCGGTGTCAATTTGTGGCATTGGCTTCGTCCCTCGCTCGCATTTGTTTCTGAACCTTGCCGGCCCATGCCTGCCCGGGATCTCCGCCCCAAAGTGCCCACGCAATCCGACCATTTGACGGATAGCCCGGTTCACCGGGACTGAATCCCTCGCCCTGCTTATCAACCTCGTGACGTGCGAAGAATCGCACCATACGGCCAATCGTGTTCGGGCTGACAGCTTTCCCGTTGCTCAAATCTCGTGCTCTGGCAACGCCAACGGCAGTGCCACCGCGCTTGTGCTCACGTCGCCATTCCAGACCTTGCCGTGCCTCATCTCTGACGCCTTGGGGCGGTCTGAAGTCGATACCTTCGTACTTCTTCGGGACTGCCAAAAGCGCAACACCGCGGGCAATTTGTCCCATGTCTGGCGAGTCGTCCGTGTTGTCGGTGTCATCCTCTGTGTCCTGCGTGCCGTCCAGTCCCAACGATGCCCGATAGGCTGCCACGCGGGCTTCCATATCGGCCTTCACCAACTGCTCACGCTCGATCTGTTGCAGCGTCTCGTCAAAGTCTCGACCACGTGCCGCAAGTGATTCGGTTTGCGTCGTCAGCCCTGCGGAGATTGCGGCCACGTCCGCCTTGACTTCTTTTTCCGGGTCAACCCACGGCCACCCTGGCGGAATCCATTGGTGCTGCAGAAAATGGTCTCGATTTTCCTCGTATGTGAGCGCGTCAACCGGCAACAGGCCCTGCATGACAGCCCGGTCAATGAATCGACCCCAGACCTTGCGCAGCACCTGCTCAATCAGACAATACTGCCAGTTTTTGAACGTGATCCGGCCATCAATCAGTGCCAACCTTCCGCCGCTGAAATTGTTCGTGAACTGCTTCGCCAGCAGTTCATACGGATACCGCAGCGCGGCAGCCACGCCGTGCAATGCCCATTCAACATACGGCCCCAGCGTCGTGCCTGGTCGTGCCGGGTCGCTGAACTGGACGCCCTCGCCATCGGCCAGATATTGAATGGTGCCGGGCGCCAAATCCTCAAGACTGCTGCGCCCAGCCAATCGGCCAGACTGTGCCATCGTTGTAGGATCTGTGACACCCGTGATGAATGCCCCGTAACATGCCGCCACCTGCTCCGCCACAAGGTGCGCGTGAACGAAATCCTTCAGGTCCTTCAGTTTGCCCATTGCAGGTGACAGCCACGGGACGCCTCGCAATTGCCCAGGCGTCAGTTCTTCGTAGCAGTGCAGCAGATCCACCAGACTGACTTCATCTTCCTTCACGTCAACCTGCCAGGAATCGTATGGCAGGCTGCGACGAACAAACGCCGCAATCGGCTTGTTGTTGTTGTCCAGTCTCAAACCCAGTCGCCGGCGTTCGTTTGCCTGCATCCGGCTGTACGTGATGACGGGAATTCTCGACGGGCTGATGACTTGAACCGTCAGCGTCACCGGCTTTTCAGGATTCGCATCGTCTGCCATGTGCAGCCACGATTCGCCGTAGATTGCGTTGCACCGCTCCAGCATTCGCTGCTTTGCGAAGAACTGCTCGGACTCCGCCCACTTGGCGAAATACCATTCCGACATCACGCGGAATTCCTCCGCCTGTCGTGGTGTCAGAATTCCACGCTCAGCCTGTACTCGGCATTGCGGGCGGATGCCGGTCCCGATCACGTTGTCCACACGTCCGTTGATTGCAGACGCCGCGAACACGTCGTTCCGGTACAGGTCGTTGCCAGCCGCTTCGTAGGCTGCGAAATTGTCAGCAGCCCGTGCCGCCATCATCATCCGCAATTCGTGGTCAACACGTGCTTTGACGCGGCCTGCAGCCCAGCGCGGGGAGACTCGCTGAATGACGGCGTCCAGTCGCGTGTACTGTGCAGCGGACTTCACGCGGTCTGCATAGCTTGGTGTTTGGCTCATTGGCTGAACCTCACCAGATTACGGGCGCCGTGAATGCCGCCGTTCGCCTGTCGCCGCAGATCGGCTATGCGTGCGTCCAGTTCCGCCAACCATTCGGAAGTCGGCTCCTTCTGGACCATCTGCCCGTCCAGCGTGTACGCAACCACGGGCGCACCACCCAACAAAGCCGATTCGACCTTGTCGCGGATGCCTTCGTAGAGTGCCAATCGTTCGGTTGCGGATCGTGCCATGCTCGCACAATCGCAGACGCTCGCGCCGCTGTCCTCCGTAGTTTACCAGACCTCTGGTATCAACTGCCCGAAATCACCGTTTTGAACCGATTGCCGCACGAGCAGGCCCGGTGCTGAATTCGCACGCCGTCCGTCTCGTGGCTGCAATAGGCCGTTGCAAATTTGCCGCATGACGGACACATGCCGAACCCCGGAACAGCGTGCCGCGGTGTGTATTCTCGCCGCTCTGTGTACGCGGGGCTTTTTGGCGGTTTCATCGCAGATTCCTCACGAATTTCTGTGCTTTTTTACCCGAAATCACGCCTTTTGCAGCCTGAATTTCCGCCTGCCGCTGCCTTTGAGATTCTACCGTATCATTGTCATATCGCAAAATTGACAGCCCGACAAACGACAAATACGCCGCATCCAGCAGGTGGTTGCGCGTGAATGTCTGCTGCCACTTCGTCACGCTGCCTTTCCCTACCTCAAACGCTGTGACCTCGCGTTCTGCGGTCAACTGTTTGGCCAATTCAATCCGGTGCTCCGGCTGATCGGTCGCAGGTAACAGCAACGCCTGCGGAGATTCCACAGGAACGCTCAACGCCTGGTGTACCCTCCGCTTCCACAGGTCCGCGTTGTTTTGGTACTCGCGATAACGTCCGGCAGATCCGGTGAACAGCACGTCATGCCAGCCCTCACCGAGTTTCACGGTGATCTTTGAACGGTCCCGCGGTGCGTTGTAAACCTGCCCGAGGTGCTGTTTGAATCCGAAACCCTTGCTGGTGTTCCACAGCGCATGCCGCGCGGCTTCCTCGCGGATGATGTCGGTCTCCCAGCCTGCGTCGATCAAAACAATGTCCGCCGACCGATTGCCGCTGTCCGATTGCCAGCCTGAATCAAACTTTTCTTGCAGCAAACGGATAGCCTGCCGGAGTGCTGTTTTCAAGTCCGCCAGATCTCGCTGCACTGGCTCGAAACCGTAGTCAATACAGATCGGCTGTCCGTCCCGCTGCTCCGCCGTGACGAACCAATCCAGCTGTGCCGCCCGCACGTCCACGCCTGCCGCAATGCGGACAGTTTCAGGCGGGATCTGTCCACGCCGGTAATCGCTCTGGCGGTGCATGATCGTCCGGAAGTCCAGCGGTTCGACGGCCTGCTCCTTCGGCTGTGCCGGAAGTGCCCACGTCCACTGCAGCAACTCTCGTTCGCTGTTGTCCGCGTCGATCTCGCGCTTTCCTCGCCATTCATCGGCCCCAACAATTGCAGCGGTCACAAACGTATTTGTGGCTGCGGAATACCGAAACCCCATTGTTTTTGTTGCCGGGATGTCGCCGGTGACAATGCCGGCGGAATCAATGTGCTGCCCGCGGTGCCGGAGCTTCGCACGCTGAAGCATCTCCCGCCGCTTGCTGTCGTCAAATAGCCATCCGCACGACGGGCAGGCCCATCGGCTGTTGGCTTCCGCTTCTGCCTCTGATTGTGCCTCCTGCCATCCGTGAAGGTGCTCACGACTCGGACACACGTAATCACCGCAGGAATCGCAGGGGAAAACCACCTCGCCCGCGGTCCCGTTCTGGTACTCCTGCCAGATCCGGCCATCCTCCACGGTGACAGTTGATTCCAGATAAATCCGCGCCTGCCCGCTCGCTCGGTATGCTCTGACGCGGCCCTCCATCTGTTTCAGCTTGGTGGCTTCGTCAGACTTCCCGCCGACTTCGTCCAGATGTGAAACCTCAGTCACCACCAGCACCGGCCCGGTGAACCCGGCTCGCTTTTCGTCACCACCGCCAGCCGTGATGAACTTCAGGTTGGCCCCGTTTGTGAACTGGATCAGCTCCGGGGTGCTGCCACGACTGCCGGCTCCCCTCCGTGGCAGGAATCGTGCGTACTGGCTGGCCTCAATTGCCGGCTTGATGTCCAGCTGCCATTTATCGTTTGCCATCTCCATCGACGGCAGCCCAAACAAAACGGTCTGCTGACGCTCAAACAAATGGTACAGAATCGGCACCACGACGAACGCCAACGTTTTGCCGGACTGCTGCGGACCCGTACAGGCAAACCGAAAGAAGTTTCCGGCGTCCACGGCGTCGAAGAACAGCCCATGTGCCGGCTGTCTGTTGCACCGAAATCGCTGTCCCTGAAACGGCCCATCCGGCAGGACGATTTCGGATTCGGCGAACTGGCGAAGGGTCCGGAATGGGCGAATGATTACGTGTTGCCGGAATACCTCAGCCAACGCCCGCCGGCTCGTTTTGGCGTATTCCGTCCACGGTATCGAATTCGGCGGTGTCTGCATGTGCATATGCGTTGTCCAATCCCCGCAGGACTTCGGCGTTCGCCTCCTCCAGCATTTCCCACACGTCGTTATTGCCCATCCGCTTCACGTGCTCGGCCAGTCGCCTGTACGGTCCCAAAATCGCCTGAACGGCCTCCTCAAAATCATTCAGTCTGACAATCTGCTGCCGTTGCTCCGCCAGCTTGATTTCCTCGATCTGTGCCTTTGCCATCCGGTAACGCTCAAGGCCCTCGCTTTCAGACCCCACCAGCATTTCGTCTCCGGATGCTGTCGGCTCCGGTTGGATCTGTGCCCGTGCGTGCCAGACCACCACGGCGTAAATCTCGGCAGTCTTGTCCGCGTCGAACGACGGAAACGCCGGGTCATTTAGGTATCGGGTGACGCACGCCGGCCCGAT